CTCCAGGGGGGCGCAGGCGTCCTCCAGGGCGCGGACCGCCTGGCGCTGCCGCGCGCCGTGGCGGACGATTCTCTTCGCCATCACCTGTACTCCTTGCTGATCGTGACGCCCGCCCAGGGGCTGACAGTGAAGTGGGGCAAGGTGATCCGCGCGTCCTGGCCTTCCCAGCGCATGCGCACCTTGTTGCCGAGCTGATCCGTGATGACCTTGATCCAGTGCCCGGTCAGCTCATCGCGGTACTCCCGCACGACCGGCTTGACCCCGTGGCTGAAGCCGCGTGGCCGAGCCTGTACCGACTTGAGCCGCCGCAGGTCCATGGCGCTGTATCCCTGCATGCCCATACGCGTCTCCTACGTCAGTCCTGAGCCCATGATCTTGAAGCCGATCTTCGAGCCGATCTTGTCGATGTCGGCGTCCTCGCGTACGGTCACGCCGTTCATCGTGATCGGCACGTTCACTCCGCCGTGCGACTGCTGCGCCGGCCCGCCGCCGGCGTTGCCCGTTGCGGGGGTGTGGGCAGGTGCGCTCGCCGGCCGCCACCCAGCCGTTTGCGGGCTGCTGACGCGGGCCGTGTTGGTGCCGCCGCCCAGGTGGCTTGCGGTCATGTACTGGGAGGTGCCGCCGCCCGACCCTTGGGGTGTGAACCGGCCGCCGAAGTCGCTCGCCACTCGCGCGACCAGGTCCTCCGCCCGGCTGCGCATGGCCATGTCGTACGGGATGAAGGCCTCGGGTGCCCGGCCCTCGCCGTACAGGATGGTGGACTGCTCGGCGATGTGCGGGGACGGGGACGCGCGGCCGCCGGAGGCCATCCGGATCGGATCGGCGACGCCGCCGCTCGCGTACCGCATGATCGCGCCGGCGGCGAGCTGGCTGTTCTTCGTGTAGACGTGCAGCGGGATCTTCCGGCCGCTGTTGAGCGTAATGAAGTTGTCGATGGCCTCCTGCGCCGGCCTGACGTCGGCGCCGATGTGGATGTCCTTGCTCTTGATCTTGGCGATGACCTCGATGAGGTCCTGCCCACCCTTGGCCGCCTTACGGGCGTCGCCCTCGGAGATGCCGTACGCGCCCGCCAGAGCCAGGACCTGTTCCTTGGCTTCCTTGTTCGACCCGGCCAGCTTCATCAGCTCCGGTAGCTGCTGCAGCACCGCGTCGCGCGCCTCACTGGTGCGGCCGGTCATCGAGGCCTGCGCGTCCGCTGCGGTCTTCACCTGGGTGATGAGGTCGGAGAACGCGGTCCGTGCCCGGATGACCGCGTCCTTCTGCTCGTCGGTCATCCGAGTGTTGATCTCCAGTTTGCCGCTCGCAGCTTCGATGGCCTGCCCGGTCTGCTCGTAGGCGCCTTTCAGGTTCTGCATCGCCTGCAGGGCATCGGTCTTTCCGGCGAAGGTGTCGAGCGACCCCTGCAGGGCGTCCATGCGCACCTTGGTCTGGTCGATCTGCGCCGCGGCCTCGGCCGAGGCGTTGCCGGCGACGCGGACCGCCTGCCCGTACAGCGGCAGCAGGGCCCTCAGCTTGTCGACGGGGATGCCTTGGGCTTCGGCCTGCTTGGCGAACTGCTCGAACGCTTTCGCGGCCTGGTCGGCGTTGCCGTTGGTGACCATCCCGGCCAGGGCGGTGTCCAGGTCGGTGAACCGCTGCTCGATCCGGTCGACGCTGCTGTCGATGCCGGGCAGCAGCGCGCCGAGCTCGGTGAAGGGGTGAAGGAAGATCCGTTCGTACCATCCCGGATCCTCCAGCGCGGCGAGGTCGTTACGGAACCCCTCGACGGCGGCTTGGCTGTCACCGAGGGCGCCGGCCCACTGCCGCTCCAGGTCTCCGGCCCACTTGCCGGTCTGTCCCAGCTCGGTCAGGGAGAGCGTGAGCTTGTCGATGCCGGCGGACTGGCCTTCCAGGTGCGCGATGAGGCTGCCAGTGGCTTCCAGGCCGACCACGGCGACGCCGAGGCCGATCGTGGCCTTGCCGAGAGCGGCCATCTTGCTGCCGGTCTTACCTGCGGCACCGCCGACGGCGGTGACTCCGCCGGCGAGGTTCTGCCAGGCGCTGACAGCGCTCAGGCCCATGCTGGCGAGCTTGATCGCGCCCAGGGCCAAGGCGATGGTCTGGATACGGCCGGGGTCCATCCCGGCGACGATCTCGGCGAGCGCGCCGAGCCCGGAGAAGGCGCCGAGTCCGAGCGGGGCGACTGCCTCGCCGATGTTGAGCAGCGCCGCGACGAGGTTCTTGATCAGCTCCCACACCTCGGGAGCGTTCTCCTTGACGTCGGCGAGGAACTTCTGGAAGGCCGGGTTCTGATCCAGGGTGGTGCCCCAGTCAGCGAACTCCGCCGAAAGGTCCTCGACGTTGCCGAGCAGCTGCAGCCCGTACGGCAGCAGCTCACGGATGATGCCGGCGAACCCGGTGAAGGTGTTGATGCCGATGCGGCCCAGGCTGGTCAGGCCGCCGGGGATGGCCGTGTTCAGGTCGTACAGGAAGGACTGCCAGAACGGGCCGCGCAGCGCGGCCTCGGCGTCCTTGCCCAGCTGCAGCAGCGCGACGCCCCCCGACTTGGCCAGGGGAGTTGTCTCGCGCAGGCCGAGCCGCATCAGGTCCAGCCCCTGATGGATAGCCGGGAAAACCTCCGGCTGCAGGGACCGCTGCCAGGCCAGGTACTCATCCGAGAACGCCTTGACGTCCTTGGCGAGGGTCTTCTCCTCCTTGGACAGGTCGCCGAGGGCGTCCTTCAGCTGCGCGGCCGCGCCGCCGCCGCCGGACATGGCCGCGTTCTGCTGCAGCTGCAGCTGCTTGAGCTGATCGGTGGCCTGGCTGACTTTCGCCTCGGCCGCTGTCAGCTTGTCGAGGCCCTTCTGATATTCGGCGGTCCCCTTGACTCCGGCCTTGTTCGCCTCGGCCGTGTCCTTCTTGGCCCGCTGGGTCTTGGTCTCCTGCTCGCGGGCCCGCTGATGCGCCATATCCACGCTCAACATCGCCCGCTCGAGTTCGAGATCGCTGGCGTCGCCCTTGGCCCGAAGCTCCGTCAGGCGCGCCTCGGCCTCGCGGACGGCCAGCGCGGAATCCTTCTGGCTGAGGATCGACCGCTCCAGGGAGAAGTTGAGATCCTCCAGCGCCCGCCTGCCGTCCTCAGTGGCGCGAGTCAGGTCCTCCTGGGCCTGCCTCCGTTCGGCCTGGGCGTCCTTGAGACGCTTCTCGGCCTGCTCCAGCTGCATCGCCTGCTGGGCGGCCTGGGCGGCGGACTTGCCGGCGCCGCCGGTGGCCGCACCCGCCTGGTCGGCCGCGGACGCCTGGGCGGCGAGCGCCGTATTGATCCGGCCGAGGCTGGGCACGGCAACGGCGGCGAAGCCGGCGACGCCGACGCCCGCCGCGGTGAAGCCGGCACCAAGCGCGGTCGCCCCGACCGCGATCGTCGTCACCGCCGGCAGGGCGGCCAGCGCGGCGCCGATCATGGCGATGGTGGCCAGCGAGCCGCCGGCGTCGACGTTGACGCTGGCGTGCGCGGTGCGGCCGTCGACCTGGTTCAGCTCGTGATCGATCACCTGCAGGTCGGCGATGGCCTGAGCGACGCCGGCGCGAACTTCGAAGGAGACGTCGTCGCCGTCGATCGTCTCCAGCTCGCGCTGCAGCGCCTGCAACTCGGCGTAGGCGTCCGCGGCGTCGACGTCGACGCCGACCGTCTTGCTGGACAGGCTCTCCAGACGTGAGCGAATCTCGGCGATCTTGATGTCGGCAGCCGACGAGTTCACGTCGATGTCGATCGGCGGGAGCCGCTTGGCCGCGTCCTCCAGCTGCTTGCGGAAGCCCTGCGCGAACCCGGCCGACTCGGAGAACTTGCGGTCGAGGTCGCGCAGGGTGCGCTTGGCGGTGTTGCCGCCGGCGACGAAATCGGTCACCGCGAGCTTGAGCCGGGTGGTGACAGTACGGTCCGCCATGACGGCTGCACCTCCGTCCAGGGGCTCAAAATCCCGCGATACCGGGATCGATCATCGGTAATCGCGTCACGATGCAAACCGAGCTCACCGGGTGCGCGTCTTACCCGCGCACCCCCGACACCTCAGGAGCCCCCAGATGGCCCACCACGGACCCGCGCAGCACCCCGGTCTGCCTCCGGCACACGCCCCTCGCAGGAGCCAAGCGCTGGCGATCACCGCGCTGGTGGCCGGCGTGGTCGCGATCGTGATCGCCTTGACCAGCCTGCGCGCGGTGGCGCCGCCGATCGGGCTGATCGCGGCCGTCCTCGCCGCCATCGCGCTGATCGCCAAAAGCCAGGGCGGGAAGGGCCTCGCAGGCGGCGCTCTCGGCCTGGGCCTGGCCGCCATCGCGCTGACGGGCGCGCTCTACATGCTGGCGGCCAACCAGCCGCGGCAGCACAAGACGCAGCAGGAGATCACCGACTGCATCAGCCAGCCCGGCCTGACCGCGGACGAGATCTGGGCCTGCACCGACTAGCCGTCAGCGCGCCTTGCGAACCTGGAAGATCCAGTCGGTGGGGTCCTCGATCGACTGCTTCTTGCGGGTGACAGGGGCGCAGGCGTGGCACCTGACCGGCTCCAGAGCCACGTACGCGCCTTCGTTGTCGGGGCTGGTCGTCTCCTCCAGGGGCAGCCCGCACCCGTTCGGGCAGCGGCTGGCCTGGTCCTGCAGGTCGGCCAGCGCCCAGTCCCGGTCTTCGTCCGTCCACACCGGTTCGCTGATGGTGATCGCCCGCACCAGGCGGTCCTCGTCGTCGTAGTCGTAGGTCGTGACCGTGCGCGGTTCACGCCCTAGCAGCTTCGATCGGGGGATGCGGTAGGTGCGGGCGATCTTCAGCTCGTTTTGGTGTTGGACAGAATCGCGGAGGCTGCGTAGGAGAAAGGGACGTCGCCGGAACCGCCGTTCAGCTCCATGATTGCGGTCCACAATGTCGACCACTGGCCTTGCGTGACGTGGTCCACGACCCGGCCGGCCTGCTCCTCCGACAGGCTGGGCCGGACGCAGCACGCCGCCAGCGCCGCCACCGGGAAGGTCTCCCGGTTGAAGTCCGCGGGCGCGTCCTGCTTGCGTGGCTTGTGCTCCTTGACCAGGTCGGACCACTCCTTGCGCGGTTTCGCCCGCAGCAGGAAGTACCGCACGTGCTGTTGCATCTCGGCACGCAGCGCTTCTACCTGCTGGGCGATGCGTATTGAGTCGCTGACGTCGCCGAGTGAGTCGGGCTCCGGTGCCCGGCGGGCGGCCTCCAGGTCGCGTTCGAGCTCCTCGAACCGCGCCTGCAAGTCGCCGCGCATGCAGATCGGCACTTCGGTCTCGGGCAGCTTCAGCCCGTCGAGGAAGTCGTCGATGTCCTCGACGTATCGCTGAGCGGCCACTACGCCACCACCGCGTCGATGTCGGCGTCGGAGTGGTTGAACAGCTTGCTGGAGAACTTCTGTACCTCGTTGCGGGCGGTCTGCAGCGGCTTGCGCAGGCCGCACTGCACGGGGTAGATCTCGGCCGGGTCGCCGGCCTCCCAGGCCTCGGCCTGCGGCCGGTTGCGCCGCACCGCCAGCACCGCATCCTGGCCGGGCACCAGCGTGTTGAACGCCACGTCGTCGATGGTGTTGAGCTTCTTCTTGCACAGCAGCTCGATGCTGAAGGACGGGGATCCGGCCCGTTCGGTCGCCGAAACGCTGGCCAGGCTGCCGTTGTCGACGGCGTCCTGGTTGGGCTCGATGCCCAGACCATCGCGCATGATACAGCTCTGGATGTCCACGCCGTTGTTGAGCTCGGCTACGGGCGGGTTGGAGATGGACGACACGGACGGCAGGATCGTCACCTTGTACATTCCATCGCCGAGGAGGTCCTCATCAGCCATGATCTACTCCTTCTCGGTGGTCGGGGCCTTCCCCGGGGTGGTTGTGCCGGTGTCGGGAGCGGGCTTGCCGGCGGCGGCCGGCCGGTTGGATGCGGACTCGTCGATCCGCTCGTAGGTACCGGCGAAGTACGGGAACGCGCTCTCGCCGAGCATTCGGACGTCGCCGGTTTCCCTGTGGCGGACTCTGATCATGCGCGGCGGCATTAGCCGACCACCGCCCAGGACACGTCCGTCGTCTCCGACCAGGCGATGGACACCAGGTTCGTGTCCTCGGGGTCCCGGTAGAGCGGCAGGACCTTGAACGCGGTGTAGGAGTTGGCCGGGCAGGTGATCACCTTGGCCGGCTTGGCGACGCCGTACTCGTTGTCGCCGGGCGGGTCGACCGTCGCGGTGATCGACGCGTCCGAGTCGTTGAAGACGATCACTGTCTTCGGGCTGGTGACTCCGTTGATCTTGTCGGCGGCCGCGGCGGCGTGGAACGTCAGCGGGGTCGCGTTGATCGTCGGCACCACCGGTGTACGAGTGGCCATAGGGCTCTCTCCTTCGGAGCATGCGAGGACGCCCGCCCACCTGCCTGGTGCCGGGCCTACGGAACGGGAATGGGTCAGGCGCGGTCGCAGCGCGCCACGTACTGGGCGGTGCCGAAGACCAGGCCGGTGCTCTCCTCGTCCTTGCGGATCGGCTGCGAGCCCTCCTGCCGTACCGGCCGGATTCTGCGGCCGGGGACAGTCGGCACGTTGCGCCGCGTCAGGGTGTCGACCTTGCCGGCGAGCAGCAGCGCCTGGGCGGCGGTGTCGCCCACGCTGGTGGCCTGCCAGCGCACGTCCATCGGCACGCTCTCATCCAGCGCCCGATCGGCCGAGCTCTCGGCGCCGATGTCGGGGTAGAGCACCACGTACGGCCGTGGCGTCCCGTCCGGGACACCCCCGACGAGCACGGTCACCGCGTCGGGCAGCAGGCTCTGCAGCATCTCCTGCACCGCGGTGATGATCGTGTAGGCGTCAGCCTCGTCGACGTCGTACGGGATGCTCACAGCAGGCTCCGGGCGAAGGCGTCGACGGCCGCGTTGAACTCCGGCTCGGTGGCCACGGTGGCGCGGGCGCCGTCCAGGTGCGGCGGCTGGTTCGGGCCGCCGTACTCGAATCCGGCGCCCATGCTGCCTTGCTTGTAGGCGCGGTCTGGGCCGACCTCCCACACCGCGGCGTCGAGGGCGTAGATCTGCTCGGCCGTGATGCTCCTGGGGTAGTGCTTGCCGTGGCGGCCGGAGGTTTCGCGGGCATTGTCGCGCCACCGCTCCTGCAGCTTGAGCGCGTGCTCTTTGACCAGCGGGTAGGCGCCCTCGGCCGCCCGCCGCGCGCCGTCCTCAATATATTCGGAGATCGCCAGCAGCTCGCTGGCGTCCAGCTCCGCCATCGTTGCCACCCCCTACGCGGATCGGTCTTCGATGATCAGTCGGCGCGTCACCGCCGTGCTCTTGTAGTCGACGTCGACCACCTCCATGGCCCGGTCGACGACCCACATGTCCGGCGCCTCGGTGATCGTGGCCCGGTCCTCCGGCCGCACCGGCACCGCGGCCGCCCACGGCAGTTTCAGCCGGTAGCGGTGGAGCACGACCTCTCCCTCGCCGTACGCGGCGTCGCGGCCGGCGCCGAGCGGCGAGACCTTGCAGGCGCCTTCGTACACCGTGGCGTAGACGTCCACCACCTCAAGCGTTTCCGGGTCGGTGGTGGTCCCGGTCTTCCGTTCGATGAGCACCTGGTCCTCGAAGACGAGCTCCGGGACGAGCTCGCGCGCCCCGGCCAGCGCATCCTGCAGCGCCACCGCTACTCCTCCTCACACGGGGGGTAGTACGGGACGATGCTGAATGCGCGCCCGGCGGCCGCCGCGCCAGCGACCGCAGCCACCAGGTCGTCATACTCGGAGTCCGTCAGCTCGAGCTCGCCGGAGGCCTGCGCCTCGTCGCGTTGGAAGTCGTAGTCGTCGCCGAACCCTTCCTTGAACTTCCCCTCTGGGTTGCGGACGACCCTAGCCACCATGGCGTAGCAGACCGACACGACGATGTCCGGGACCGGGTCGGCGGTGAGCAGCTGCGGCACGCGGCCGCTCATGATGGCGCTCGCGTCCGTCAGCAGCGCGGTGACCCGAGGCTCCTGCCCGGACGGCAGTGTCCGCTCGAACCGGGTCTGGAACTGCTCGAACGTCGCGAACGCCATCGCCTACTCCTTCGGCTCCTGCAGGCCGGCCAGGATCTCCTCGCGCTGGCCGACGATGCCCCTGCGGGCCTTGCCGGAGGCCTCGGCGTCCAGGACCCGGGTGGCCTCCTCGACGCCGGCCTCGCCGAGGTGGGCCAGTACCTCCTCGATGGTGTGCTTGGACGGGTCGAACGGGGCGGAGGGGTCGGCGACGGGGGGCGCCGACCCCTCCACGTTCTTGGCGCGCCGCCATCCGTGCGTGCCGTCCATGGCCAGCGCACGCAGGCGCAGGTCCTCGGCCGACCCGTCGACGGTGAAGGCGCGGGCGATCTTCTCGCCGTTGGCGAACCTCTCGTACAGAGCCATGATCGCGTCGCCTCTCAGACGGCCAGGCCGCGGTAGGCGGCGTGCGCCGTCTCCATGCCGTACTCCAGGCCGACCTCGCCGTAGATCATCACCTTGTCGCTCGATCCGGTCTTGGCCAGCGGCTCCTCGAAGAACACGCCCTTGCCGGGGACCGACAGCAGCACCGGCCGGAGCATGTTGAGGCTGGCCACGATCAGCGCATCCCTGGGCACAGCCCTGTCCAGCATGATGTTGAACCGCCCGAAGTCGGTGACCACCGTGTCCACCGCGACACCGCCCATGGTGCGGGACGTGTCGATGTAGATGACCTTCGCGCCGGCGTCGGCGTAGGCCTTGGTGACGGCGCGCTTCTGCGTCGAGTTGACGATGATCGTCGCGGTGGACTGCTGCGACAGTCCGCCGTTGTCCCAGGCCTGCTGGATCAGCTCGTCGATGTGCGTGGTGGTGAGCGTCGTGGTCCAGGGCTTGATGTAGTCGATGTTGGTCGTGCTGGTGCCGAGCGTGATCGCCGAGCCGCCGCTGGTGCTGGCGACCTTGAACGTGTTGGTGGCCTTGGACACTACGAAGTAGACACGGCCGGCGACGATCCCGGTCGCGTCGCCGGTGCTGGTGAACACGATCTTGTCGGCGTCGGCCAGCGCGGTGGCCGTCTCGGTGATCGTGTCCGTCGCCGAGCTCAGCCCCGTCACCGTGCTGGTGGCCTTGGACACCTTGTTGGTGCTGATGGCCTCCAGCAGGCCGCGCATCTTGCGCGGGGTGGCGTTGGTCGTCGGGTTGGCATACTCCCCGTTGATCATCGCGAAGTTGACGTCGCGCGCCATCTGCTTGACCGCCTGCTCGACCTGCCAGTCCAGCTCGTTGCTGACCGGCTGATCGCCGCCCACGCCCCGGTACGGGGCGCTCTGCGGGGTGGCGATCTGCCCGGTGGCGGCCTGCTTGGTGTAGGTGACCCCGACGGTCTCCTGGTGGATTTCCACCACGTTGCGGACCGAGTCGCGCACCCGCTCCTCGGAGGTCGGCGCGTCTGCGCCTTCCAGCCGGGTCCGCTGGCCGGGGTCCCTGAGGTCGTACTGCTCCCATTCGAACTCGACAGCGTCGGTCTGGCCACCGCCGGTAAGACCGCCGATCGCGCTGAGCAGCGGGGTTTCCTCCGGCGTCAGGCCCCAGAGCTGGCCGTGATAGTTCGGCAGGTTGAAAGTGGTACCGATGCCCGAAACGGATCCCGCCATGGGAGTCTCCTAAATGATCACGTCTGTGTGGTGAGTGCGGACTGCTGCCGCTTGAGGCGGATGGCCAGCCCGTGGTTGCCGGCCTTCTCCGCCTCGGCGATCTGTACAGCCAGATCCGGCGCCCCGCCGGGCTTCGCGCCCTGGGACGGATCCGGCTTCGGGCCCTTACGGCCCGCCTGCTTGGCCAGGTGAGGCTTGCGCTTGAGCAGGTCGGTCAGATCGACCTTGATCTTGTCGGTGTCGATCTCGCCGTCGTCGCCGGCGTACGAGGCGAGGTCGAGGAACACCGCGGCGTCCTCGGGGTCCTCGTATCCAGCTGCGGCGGCCGCGCGGATCTCCGCCTTCACGGTGCGGTCGATGAGCGCCTGGGCGCGCTGCTCGGCCTTCTCCGCCTTGGAGGTGGCCTTCTCCAGATCGGACTTGTCGCGGTCCTCGAAGTCCTGGGCGCGCTTCTCGGCCTCGCGTGCCCGCTTCTCGGCCTCCTGACGGGCCTTGCGCTCCTTGTCGAGCGCTCCCTTGCCTGCGTCGCCGAGCGCCTTGCCGTCGCCGTCGACGGTGTCCGTCGCGGACCCCGTCTTGGTGGCTGCCTGACCGTCGCCCTGCGCCGTGGTGTCGGCGTCCGCGGTAGAGCCCTTGTCGGTGCCCGTCGCGGCCGCCGAGTCGGTGGTGTCGTTGTCGCCAGCCATCGCAGCTGTTCCTTCGGGTGGGCGCCACGGCATCGCGCCGCGGCGGTGGGGATTACCGCGGGCGTCGCGCTCGCGGAGGTTCAGGTGCTGAGGTCGACCATGAGGTAGCCGTTCGACCAGCCGGTGACCGCCAGAGTGGCGATCGCCTCGGCCTCGCTCTGGCCGGCCGCGCGCATCTGGGCGCGTACGGCGGCCGCGGCGGACTCGCCGCCGCTGTAGGTGGCGCTCTCGTCATCCGCCAGCTCGACGCGGGAGACCTCCCGGCCGGTGCGGACGGACACGATGCGCACGACGGTGGCCATGGCGGTCACCGTATCCCGGCGATCAGAGGCCGGTCTCCGGCCGCGTCCTTCGCCAGGAGGTCGAGGACGCGCAGCGAGTAGTCCAGCCAGTGGCCGCGGCCGACGTGCTCGAAGTCGGCACGCAGGAGGCGCAAGCGGCGCCGCACCTCGGCCACGTCGGCGGCGGTGAGCGGGTTGCCGTCGCCCTGGTAGTGGTCGGCGAACTTGCTGTTGACCCACTCCAGTGTCGCCGGCGCGTCGGCCTCGATCCCGTCGTAGGCCAAGCCGTGGTCGATCGGCACGAGCTCGCCGCCGGGCGTGAGCATCCAGTTGCCATCGTTACGGTCGACGTTGTTCACCAGAACGTCGAGCAGGCCCATGAGCCTGCCGGCGTCGGAGTCCGGCACCGCGGCGAACCTCGGCGGGAGATCGGAGCCCCATGCCCCGGCCTCCTCGGCCGTCTCACCGTCGGCGATGTACTCCATCCAGATGGAGCTCTCGTCGCGCTGGTAGACACCTGGCGCTCGCAACCCCAGCGCCCTGGCCACCATCGAGGTGAGCTGTTCGGCGGCCGCGTCCTGCAGGTCCTCCGAGCCGGTGCGTCCGCTCTTGCGGATCACCGTCGTGCCGCCGGACAGGGTGACGAGCTCGGTCTGCGCCGAGCTGCCTCCCAGCCGCCGCGTGGCCGCGGGTGGCTGACCGTCCTCGACGGCGGCCGCCAGGTCCTCGAGGCCGTCGACGTGGCGGTGGTAGGGCCGCGCGCCGGCGGGCACCACGCTACGGGCCGCCTGGGCCACCGGTTCGGGTTCGGGCCGGGGCAGGTGCGGGATGGTCACGCGCGCCCGCTGAGGGGCAGGCGCCGGCCGCTGGCTGCCGGGCAGGATGTAGCCGTACTGCTCCAGCCGCCGGATGGCCACCTCCCGGTCCCCGTCGGTCTCGGCCAGGATCGTCTCCGGCATCGGCCGGATCCGCCGGGAGCGGCGGTAGCGCTCGCCCGGCACCTTCGCGAGCTCGCCGAGCTTCCGACCAGCGATGCCCCGGACGGTGGTGCCCTCGGTCGTGATGAGACGGCCACCAGCGGTCTGCATGCCACGCCTCGCGTTGACGACCTGGCCCGGGTCAGCGCCGAGCCGGATCGCTTCAGCACCGGCCGCGGTGAACGCCCGCGCCTGCTCGGCGGGCGTCATCTGCTCGAACAGCCGCGAGGGCGATGGCGGCAGCTCGTCGCCTTCGCTGACCGGCACCATCGTGCAGTCGCACAGCGGGTGCCGCTGGAAACCGGTCGACCAGCTGTAGCTGCGGCCGGCCAGGATGATGCACCGGCCGCACGCGGGCAGCTCCACGTGACGCACGTACATCACCCACGACCGATGCGATGCGATCCCCACCTGGTCGGCGGCGCGGGAGGTGTCAGCGATCGTCGTGTCCACGGCCCGCACCAGCGTCGCCAGGCCGGAGCGCAGCGCCGTCTCGTCATCGGCACCCCGCGCCAGCAGCCCAGCCGTACGCAGCGCGGGCTGCATCAGCAGATTGGCCAGCGCCCGCCCGTCGGAGGCGATCCCGGCCAGCGCCGCCGGGTTCACCAGCCAGGTGGGCGGCGCGATGCCCTGAGCGGCGGCCAGCTGCTCAAGGTAGTAGTTCGTGAGCCCGGCGGCCGCCAGCTGACGGCGTGTCATCACCTGCATGAGGACGGCCAGGAGCTCCAGCCACTGCTCGATCACATTCGGCGCGGACACCTGGCGCCACAGCTCCTGCGCTTCCTCGGCCATGATCCGGGCGATCTGCTGCTGGGCTATGTAGTGCGCCTCAGCGAGCTCGTCCGGCTCCATCGCCCACTCCCGCCGGCAGCACGTCCTCGTCCTCCTCCTGACCCTCGCCCTCCTGGCCCTCGGCGCCGGGCTTGGGCCCGGTGAGGCCGGCCAGGTCTCCGGCCATCGCGCGCTCCAGCGAGCGCGCGGCCGCGGCCTTGCGCTTGCGCATCCGCGTCCGCTGGGCCGAGGTGTAGCCGAGGTCCTCCCACGACTGCTCGTCGTCGATGATCCCGGCGGTCTTCTTCTTCACCGTCGCGTCCGCCGCCTGGGCGACGGTCGGGGTCGAGGCGTCACGCCAGATCGTCTCCAAGCTGCGCGACTTCGGATTCGGCTCCCCATCACGGATGAGCTCGGCGATCCGCATGGCTCGCTCCCACGAGCCGCCCCACGGCCGGTGCTTGCGCTCGGCCCGCTTGACCAGCCGGGCCTCGCTCGATCGGATGCCGTCGGCAGAGGCCGGGTTCTCCGTGCTGTAGCCCAGATAGTGAGGGGGCAGCCCGGACAGGCTGCTGACCAGCCGCGCCAGCGAGTTGATCGTGTTGTGGAAATTCGCCAGATCCGACTCGGGGAACTGGCCGGCCTCGATCTCACCCGGGCCTTTCTCGTTCGACCACAGCCGCCCCATCAGCCGCGACCAGGCGCTGATCGGTTTGCCCTGGGCGTCGACGAAGTCCTCCTTGTCGACACCCCACACCCAGCGGCGCGGGATGGCGTGGTCCTCGGCACCGACCATCATGTCTGTGGCGATCTTGCAGGCGGCGTCCGACAACGGCAAGACGTCGGACAGCTCGGAGATGCCGAGCGGGTACATCAGGCGCGGCCGGTTGACCAGCGGGACCACGGGCACGACGCCGAGCTCGTGATCGTCACGTTCTACAACCTTCCAGCCCTGGCTGAACTCGTAGTGGATCGTCGCGTTCGGCAGCAGCAGGGTGGCGTACTGCTCACGAACCGCCCCGTCCAGCGCGGACTCGTTATCGGTCCACCGTCGCAACGCCGCGCGTACCCGCCGGGTGCGCGGGTCAACGTCGCAATGCATCTGCAGCGGCGATTCCACCGTGATGAGCGGCAGCTCTTTCTCGTCCTCGTTCGCGCCGATCACGATGAACGAGCGGCGCATCACCATGGTGTCGACGTGCGCCTGCTGCGACTGCTCGTCCATGTCGTTGTACTGCCAGAGCTCCCACAGCCGCTTGTCGGCCTCGGTGTCGGAGTCGCGGCGAAATCCCTCGACGTCGACCCTCTCCTCGACCGCGTCGACGACCAGACGCGGCCAGTTGATCACGACATTGCGGATCCGGCCTTGCAGCTCCTTGAGTAGCTCAGGGTGCATGTATGACAGCGGTTGCTGGCCTTCGTAGTAATCGTCCAGCTGGCGCAGCACGGGCAGCTCCTGCTCGTGTCGGCGCTGCAGCCGGTTCACCCACTCCAGCTCATCGAGCTCCAGGGAGTCGAAAGCCACCGTCCACCCCCTCAAGTTGTTCCGGACGGCCGGCGGGACCACTCGCCGGCCGCCCGGGGTTCGTGGATCAGCCCGACACGGTCATGCGGCCGCTCTTCTTCTTCGGCCGGCGCAGGTAGCCATCGAGGCCGACGATCCAGGCCGCCATGCCGTCGATCCGGGCCTGCGACTTCAACCGTTCGGGCTTGACGAGCTTGTAGTTGTCCTGGCCGTCGTCCTTCACCTCGACGACCTGCGCATTCCAGCGGGCGACCGGGTTGCCGCCGTGCCGTACCCGGCCAGGCCCGATCTGGTCACCGCTCTTACCGAGCAGCCGCTGCAGCTCCTTGATCGACGGACTCTGACCGACGAACGTCTGCGCGATCGGCACGACATCGACGCCACGCAGCGCCGCATCGAGGCCCTGGACGAGTTGGCCGGCGAACATCCGGTCATAGCCGAGCCGCTGCATGTCCACGTGCCGGCAGTCGGCCAGCACCTGGGCCTCGACCGCGGCGTAGTCGATGACGTCGCCCTCGGTCGCCGTCACGAAGCCCTCACGTACCCACCGCGCGAGCGGCACCTGCAGGTGCCGCTGTAGGTCCTCGACCCGGTCCTGCGGGACCCAGAACCGCCAGTACATGTCGAGCTCGACGTCGGGCTGCGCGGACTCGACGCCGACCCACCAGGCGGTCAGGTCGGAGACGGCCGACAGGTCCAGGCCGCCCCACGCACGCCGGCCCTTCGCGGCCTCCCAGTCGGTCATGCCTGCGGTCGCGTCCCACACCCGCAGGTCGATCAGCCTGGCCCGGTCGCGCATACGCCGGTTGAGATGCAGCCGGCAGTACGTCGGGAAGTACGACGGCGTGCTGCGCGCCTTGTTCGCTTCCTTGCGCAGGTAGCGCAGCGTCGGCGAGACGCCAAGGCCAGGGTTGGCCTTGCGCATCGTGCTCTCGGCGAACGGGTCGTCGTCCTCGCCAGCCGCCCAGATCACGCCGTAGTGCGACGGATCCTCGACGACACCCGACGCGACCTTCTCGGTGTAGGCGTGCTTCTCGTCGTAGATCGTGCCCTCGGCGGCCTCATCCGCCGTGGTGATGAAGACGATCAGCGGCTGCGACCGGGCGCCCGTGCCGGTCTCGATCGCGTCGACCAGGCCGCGGTTCCTGTAGACGTGCACCTCGTCGACGACGCCGGCGTGCACGTTGAGCCCGTGCGCCGTCTCGGCCACCTTGGACAGGGCACGGAAGACGCCGCCCGTCTTGGGCACGCGGATGACGTCGGCGAGCGGCTCGATCTTGGACCTGGCCGCTTTCGCGGTCATGGCCATGCGCTTGGCGTCGTCGAACACCCGGCGGGCCTGCTCCAGGCTGCCGGCGGCCGCGTACACCTCGGCGCCGATCTCGCCGTCGGCGAGCAGCAGTACGTTCGCGATGCCGGACGAGATCGTCGACTTGCCGTTCTTGCGCGGCACTTCGATCCACACCGCGCGGATCACGCGGACGACGAGTTCGATCTCCTCGTCCCAGAACACCCAGCCGAAGATCGGCGCGATGATCCACACGACCTGCCACGGGTCCAGGCCCTGGCCGAGCTTGAACGGCTTGCCGGCCCACCGGCCCTTGGTGTGGCGGAACGCGCCCAGCGCGCGCAGCGCCTTACGGGCCCGCTCGACGTCGTAGTAGGCGCCAGGCTCGCGATCGGCTTGGAAGGCCACGACCAGCGGCCGCTTGGCGATCGCGTCGTCGATCTGTTCCGGAGTCAGGCCGAGCTCGATCAGTGCCTCGTACGGGACGGGCAGATCGACCTCAGTCGAAGGGGTCGTCGTCATCTCCATCGTCCCCCGGCGGTGTGATGCCCGCCCGGGCCGAGGGACTCAGTCCGAGCTCCCTGATGTACACCTTCAGCTGGGCCCGGTACTGGCCGGCGATCGTGGTCGCGCCGTGCTTCTGGTAACCGCGCTCGCCGAGCATGAGCATGCCGTCGCGGCTGATCGCCCGCTCGCACTGGTCCAGGCGTGCGACGCACACGCAGTAGTCGCGCATGAGAGCCTCGTCGACGTCGCCGAGGCCGGCCGTCTTAGTAAGCACCGGCACGACCCGCCGCCACTCGCGGCGGGCGACATGGCGGGCCCGGATGTTCTCGCCGCGGATGGCCCGGTTGCGCGAGGGCGGGAAGACCTCGGCCCAGTCGGGCTCCTGCAGGTCTCCAGGAGGGACCACAACGCCCGCCTTGACGGGCCGCTTGCCCGGGTTGCCCTCCCGCACGACCTGCAGAGACGGCCGTTTACGGTGCGGATCGGCCATGGGAGCACCTC